GGCGCGCATGTTTGCAGCCAATACTGGCGCAGGTTTGCAGCGCAACAATTGTCTAGGATTCTACTCGTTTGAGATCACATAGCCCGGCACTGCCGTACAACATCATCTACTCCCGTGTACTTTAATTAAAGTATAAACTCGCGTCGTATAGGACAGATTGGATATAGCTGTGAAAAGTCAGTAGACTGTACAAGAAAGGAAAAGTGCTAATGCTTCCGGTCGTGGATTGAACTTATTGGTTTACATTTCAATCGACACGCCCGGGTCGCAGTTCGCAAAACTTTCTATGTCTGTGCTTGTGAAGCGGCTAGGAGGAATTTCACTCTCGAAGCCGAGCTTATAGCTATCCATGCTATCACATTTGGTCCCGCATAGGCCTTTCGGCGTTATCGGACCACACCTAGTGTAGACCTAGGTGGGAGAAGAGCCTTGCACTCTATTCGTTATATCAAAGGACAACCTCGACGTCTTTCAGTGTCTAGGGTCATATGCAATGATTTCCACCAGGATTTCACTGGTTTCTTGGTAATCGCCAAGTTAAAATTTTTATCCCGGTGTTCATCCGGCTATAGTTTTCAATTAGTCTCCGCGACCCCTAGGAGCCCGGTTTCGTCTGGTACCCCTTCTACCTCCTCGTGTCCCCCTTGTCCTGAATCGGCCACTGCGGCTCGGGCCTCGGAGCATGCTTGAAGGGCGGGAGCGTGGTAAATTAACCACTATTGAACTTCGACCGCGAATAATATTGTTGCCAGTTTGTCTGTATCGACCTGGGCGGCTTCTCTGTCTAGGCCTCATCGATTGTGAAGAAGGGTGTGTTCCGACTGAGCGTAAAGCTCCAGCTGTACTCACTTCCCTATCTTCACCCCGATATTGTTGCCATGACAGGGATCCCAAAGACCTAATTGCACCCGCTGCTGATGTTTCGGCAACAGGTGGTTCGGAACCAGCTAAGTCGGTTAAATTGTCAGGTGGTTCATAAGCTTTCATCTTGCCTTGAGCGCGGCTGCTCTTGGTGGAGTCTCTTATGATAATTGCTGGATTCCTAATAGGTCCATCGCCTTGGCCTTCCCCGGCTTCGCCGGATCTTGCGGGTTTACCAAGTAAATCCTGTGTTCTAGCCGGTGTTCTAATACGGCCTTCCCCAGCTTCGCTGGACCTTGCGGGCTTACCGATCCGTGCCTGTGTTCTACCTCGTGTTGTGAGAGGTGATGCCTTCCCTTCCATCTGAGAGCCAGCAGGTGCTGTCGGCCCTGGGGCCAAGTCTTCAGATGTACGGGGTGGTTTTCTAACCGCTGACAGAGGTCCTCGCCCCATTGGTGTTGACTGGCCCTTAAACCGGACCGTGCGGTTGGCCCACTGGCCCTTAGTGTTGTCTGGCAAAGAAGGATCTCTTTGAAGGGTCTTAGGCCTTGACAAATTTCTTTCTTCGCTCTTCGGACGACCGGTCCTACGCGGTTTTAAATCCTTACCCGTATCAATTGAATGACTGGATTGGGTGGTCTCCTTTCGCTTTTCCTGTGTTCTCCTCTTAGTGGCTGCGACCGGTTCAGCTCGCGTCGTTTGTGACCCTAAAAACTCATAAAGGTCATTGCTCCTCAGGTGGGTGTGAGGAGTGGTTTGGTCACATTCACAACACTTTGATGTGCTGATGATGAATGTTTGACCTCCTTCACTCCTACAGAGCTCTCCTTCATTGAGAGTTGTTCCATCAACGGGATGGGTCATCTTGGAATTCCGTCGAATTGTTATACTTGCGACTCTCTGTTTAATAGAGTCTACCAAGTCTTCGAGGCGCTGTTGGCCGGTTTCATCTAATGTGGGCTTATGCTCGAGCAATCTTGTGGATTTTGCGAGCAATTCATTGACGAACTCGGTTTTCGTTTCCTCGGCCGTTGCCCTCGTCCCTGTCGACACCATGTTAATACTGAATGCTGTTTGGCTGACCGGTCGATAACACTTTCGATATGGTGTTAGAGGTTCACCGGCGAATGCAGCATAAAATTGGTTAACAGGAACAGACGTGGGCGTTGTGAGAATTATTTCCCCATTTTCTATAATACTGATAGGGCACCGAGGGGGAATAGTCTTTACGGTGCGGTTTGTCATAACGTAGCACACTACGTCAAAGTCACGTAACCACCCAACAACCTCTGCTTGTGGCACTTTAGACAGGCCATTATCCCGGATGAATGACTGGATGTGTTGATAGTCATCCATGGGACGTTCGAAAATGTCAACCCAGTGTTTCTCGAGATCTCGGAGCGTGCATCCGGCATTGATGAGTTGGTAGTAAATCCAAATCATATTGCGCCGTGTTTTGCTCAAGGTCTTCCGTATCCCAAGCCAGGGGCATGTTGACTCGAAATGATATCTGTCTTTAAGGTGGGTTGACAACTGTCTTTCACAGAAATCAACTGACACCAATTGAGGTAAATCTAGGAGAGCAGCGTTGGAATAACAATCCAGATAAGCCATTGCGCAATAATTGATAGGCTTAGGCCCGGTTCCGGCACTATCTGGCCTGAATACAACGCCTCCAGGTCTGTTGCGACTGGGTCGGCCGTCTCCTTGGTGTTGGGTGTCAGCGTCGGCCCATTCTAACGAATGTACGCCTTCATTGACCGTGTGCATTTTTCCATCTGAAATCATGAGATCATACCCGTCGGCTAGATCAATCCCCGTATTAATGATTTCAGTACAAATTAGAACATCGATGTCATCAGGAATAGGGTCCCTGGAATTTGCTCCACACAGGATGTAACATCTTTTATTATGGTATTCAAATTGCTCTTTTACCTCATTACAGCCATTTCTGCCGTTAAGATAAGTGCATTTAACAAGTATTTTATTCTTGTTTGTGATATTCTTGTCCTTTGAACCATAAATGTAAGAGGTGTATACATCTATTATCTGGGTACCGTCTGGATAGGATTCTATTGTCGGAGTGAAGCGACGGGCTATGGGAGACTTATAAAAATTTGTCTTCACTCCGGGAACCTCAGCGGGAGTAGCACTCAGCAAAATAGAGTGAAATCCGCGGGTTGAAAGGGTCTCAAACAGCTTGGCTTTAGGACCGACCAACAGATGGAACTCATCGAGAAGGAATAGGTCTGATGTGTTAAATAGACCGCTTTCGACTGCTCGAAGGATTGATCCGTCTGTACCTAAGACGATTCTAGTGCCAGTGGGGATGCCCTTCTTCTTCCCTTCATCGATATACTTATGCACTGGGTATAATGACGTCTCTAGTTTTGACGCCCATTGGTGTACAAGTATCCGTCTTGGGAAGGTAATTACGATGCGTCCGCCATGCTTGGCGAAATTTATTTTCCTACATACTGGAATTTCGACAGCATGTTGAAGGATGGCGTATGGCAACAGGGACGACTTTCCTGTGGCTACCGCGCTTTGGAGGATCATCCCCTTGGGAACCCTAATGGACTTGTTGCTTTGGCCGGAACAATCTCCAGGCAAGACCCACTCTGTCTCTTCACAGCTGAGCCGGCCAAAGCCACCATTCTGGCAGGTTACGATTTCGACCCAAGGGTTCTTAAATGGCTTGACGTTTGGAGCGTCACTTGTTGCTCCGGGATCACTTAACAGGGCCATCAAGCCTCTTAAACCCTGTGCCCCAGTCTCACACCAATCTCCAGCAAACCGACACATTGCTGGCATGAAGCAGAATGGTGGATATGAGAATATTTCGGTCGGTAGCGAGGCTAAGACAGCAAATACCACTCGCTTGGCCCAAATATATGGGTCTTTTGGCATTAGGGCCGAGAGGCTAGGACTACTGGCGCAATATCCATGCCAGAAGATAGAACTAGCCACGGCGTATAGTCTTGGTAGATCTAACAATGAAAAGAATAAGATGGCGATTAAAGTGCCGAAGAGCGGGACGCGTTCGGCTGCCTTTCGTACATAGAAGATCATCGCGTACGTGAATGTACCAAAGATGATCTTCGCACCATACGTGTCGGCGTCATATTTCTCGACATCAGCTCTGAATATAGGGTCCTGAATCTCTTGCCAAAAATATGAGCCATTGCTCACGCTGCTGTATGGAGAGCGGTCAAGCATGGAGACGAATTCGGCATATGTTTCAGGTTTCCCTTTCAGGTAAACCCACTTCTCATTGGTATAGTCGACAGTGTGGAAAGGATAGTCACCTTGACTGGGGACCAAGCTGGCAAATTGCTTGTATATTGGTCGGGGGATGTACCAGTCAATGTAATCTTGGGCCACGTCGACAACCAAGTTGATGGCCTCTAGATGCCTGTTTTTGGTTTTATATTTTATCATGTTTTTAAATGTTTCATGCTCTGTCTCTGGGTCATACTCCACTAACTTCATGTGGTTTTTGAGCACTGACACATAAGACGGAAATTTTATAGTCTCGAGGAATAGCCCGAACTCTTCATGTTTGGTCAAGCGTGGCTGGCGTAGAAAAGACGCATTATGAGGTTGCCAGCCATATTCCTTCCTGAGCTGTTTCGGGGTCCGGCCCGGTATCTGGGGGTAGGTTATGATCGGTAGCCCGTACTGATCATCTTCGATTTCTGCCTGGTATCGGATGCTGAATCGGCGATGTGCTACTTCTTCGAGATCCAAAATGTAGTTCCTCATGAGGTCATCGAAGAGTGTGTGGTTAAATGCGGCTATTTGTGCTGTGCCGCAATTCTTCATGAGGTAGCTGACCAGGTACCGGCTATTCATTGCTTGTGCTTGGTAATAGCGGTTGGCACCTTGTCGTAGCCAGCTGTTAGCGGTTTGTTGGTATACTATTCGGTGCGGTATACCACGCTGTCTGACGTCAGCACCCCCTTGCGATCGGTCTTGGGCATACATTGCCCTTTGCCAGGCAAGAAGGTCTTCGTAGTCCTCAGTGTTAGGAGCCCTGGACGATTTTCCAAGGTATTCTACGGCATCGATATCTGTGAAGAACTCAATTTCCAGGTCTATACCATATTCGTGAGCAATCTTCTCAAATAATCGGTTATTGAACGTTTTGGGATCGACCTTCAAGTGAATTGCGCTGTCGTCCCCAGTGTTAAACAACACGTTCCCTCCAGAAAAGAAATCTTTTGGTGATATAGAGGTGTTCCCTGTTGTTTCGCGCATGTACCGTGTCCAAGCAGCAATGAATGTGCCCTTAAATCCCCAACCGTTGTCCCAAGATGTGGCATTTTCCCCAGTGCCTCCTCCCCGATTCTTTTCGACAACGTTATACAGGATTGGTATATTCTCGTGTATGGTAGCCAGCCATGTCTCTAGATCTTCCATTGATTTATACTGTCGCTGCGGGCAGGCCACTTTGCCTGAGGCAGTAGTGGCCCTCGCGGACATGTACAATGGTGATAAATATGTAAACTCTCGTACCCCGTATTGATTGATACGCGTGACTTCTAGTTCGTCCTTACAGAGAATGATGCGACCTCTGTAAAGGGAATGGATGGGGTGAGTTAAGTTGAGATGTTTTTCATGGCCGTCATACGTGAGCTCGTGGGCTATACGATTTAATTCATGTGCTGGGATGAACCGGCGTGGTTGTTGTTGCCACAATTGTTGTATGATGTTTTCATCATCTATAATGATCGAAACACTGTTGTTATAGTTTCGGGCAGTTTCATTAAAGATGAAGGAATGTTGTAAACTATCATACTTTGCCTGGAGGACTGAAGCGTGTGGCGCGCCATTAAATCCTCGTTGGGCTAACCTCCCTAATATTTCGTATGTGAATGGCTTAGTTCGGGAGTCATATTCTGTTGCATCAGCATTCGCGAATACTCCATGACCATCCTGCTGGGCTCGTAGGAGCTTGTTAAACAGGAATATCATGTTCTGATTCATCGGCATGCCAATGCCTAAGCCAGTGCTTTCCCAGTCGTGGCGGCTGTTTCGTTCTAGTTCCATGCACATGTTCATGAAGTATGTTAGTAGCTCTTCGGCGACTACAGTCCTGACATTTTTCCCGTGGCGGATTTTTTCCAAGTTGACCACTTGGGCCTTTGCAAACGCCTTGTGGAACATTGTGGGGTATTTGCCTGATGCAAGTCGATCTTCGATCATTTCGAAGAGAGCATCTGTGATCCCCGCATCTTCCAATTCTCGGCGAGTCTTGTACAGTGATATCCACGGTGAACCAGGGGCAAACTTTGACTTGTAGTATGCCAAGACCTGATTGGGTGTCATGATTTGCATGTCGGCGAGAGCTGGTTTATACTGCTCAAAAAGAGCGTCCGCAACTTCATGAGCTAGTACTTTGTCAGGCACATCTAAATATTGGGGAGTGTACCTGAATGTGCTTCGGAACAACGGGTCGTTTTGTCTGGTGAGGAAAACGCCGTCTCCACTTACTGGTATGCCTGCCTCTCTGTAGACTCGATTTCGGTCGTCATTTCTCTCTGTCGTGACATATTCTCCGGGTTTTAATCCCAGGTATTCTGCTTGTTCATCTGTCATGACAGGCCGGCCGATCCGAATATCTCTAAATTGCGAGGAGAGGCTTAACTCGGGGATGTCTTTGTTTTGTCGACGAGTATAGGTGTTGATCTCGTCGATCATTTCTTGAAACTCCGGGATGAAATCCCGGCGACCTTGGTAGGAAGCGAAGGCGACATTCTCCTCGAACCTTTTCTTCCTAGAGAGCCAAGGATTTTTGAAAAGTCCTGCTAACGCCCATGCCGTTTTCAATCTCTTGTTGTGAGAGGGTTCAAAAACCTCATCGATCATTGAATGAACGGCTGAACGGAGGACATTAATACACGTCAAACCTGCCTGTGCGAATAACTCGGCTAAAAACGACAATGAATGCCAGACTTTGATTGCAAAGTTAGCTGTCGTATGGCTTCGAGTTTCGATGTAGTGGATGATGGCGGCGATGATACCCCCAATGCGGTCACTCACCATTTCTGTGATGGCCCGCAGGGCTGCAATTACTTGGTAGTGCCAAGTTTGTGTTCCATCATACGGTGTGACAGGTTTAGTGTTTTCTAACTCGAGTCGGGCTTCAATCTCTTTCACCCTGATGTTGGCATCACTGTTGGTGGGACCCCCTTGTTTCACTAATTCTAGTAAAGTCCGTGCACCAATCCAGTGTGCCTCGTCTTTGGTCAGAGCGAGTCCTTTCTTGAGTTCTTCGTCGGTCCCTTCAGTGGCAAGTCTCATCAGAAATCCTATCTGGTCAAGGGTCCTCTGGACTTCATCCATCCGATCTAATCTATCAAACGCCGCCTGGATTGACACAGGAGTGGAAGAGCAGGCTTTCGCCATCGGACTTTTGTCCAAGTCGTTCACACTTCCTCTGTCAAGCAAGGCCTGGCCTTCCCCGGCTTCGCCGGATTTTGCGGGTTTACCAGAGCTTAAGATATGATAATCAGGAATGGGGTTTGCGCGACTGATGCGACGGGTAGGTTGTGTGGCATGCGAATTTAGTGATCGAACCTCTTCCATGGTTTGTGACGGAAGAGGGACCAACGCAGCGATGGTGCCACAAATGTTATTAGCTGCGACCGGTTCAGCTCGCGGTGATAGTGCTGCGATCGGTTCAGCTCGCGGTGGTAATGCTGCGATCGGTCCAGCTCGCGGTGGTAATGCTGCGATCGGTCCAGCTCGCGGTAACAATGCTGCGATCGGTTCAGCTCGCGGTGGTAATGCTGCGATCGGTTCAGCTCGCGGTGGTAATGCTGCGATCGGTCCAGCTCGCGGTAATTTCACCACAAGCAGCTTCGCTCCGGCATCATAAGGGCTTGGAGTTAATTCTGGTGTCACATTGGGGTTTATTGCCGCAGCAAATTCAACACCCCGGATGTGAATCCTCGTCCACTTCCAGAATTTAAATGCGATATCAC